TCAGGAATTATTTTACCATCTTTGTCTCTTTGAGGTTCTCTTTTTTTATCATATTGATCAGGATCAAAAATACTTACCTTCTTTGATCTATGTGATAAATCTGCTTTTGTCCCTTGATATTGATTATAATCTTTTTGCCCAAAATTAAAATAATCTGAAGATATCTTATTGTAATCTTCTTCTGTTCTATTTGCTTTATTTACTTTATTTGCTTTATTTGCCTTATTTGAATTATTTTTTTTCTTTGTTTGGCCTTGATTATTAGTATCATTATAATTATCCTCAAAATTATAAAAACTTCTATCAGTTAAATAACTTTTGTTACTCATATATATTAATTTATATTTAAATTTAATTAATAAAAATTAAATTTAAATTGTCAAATCTATTATAGTCAAATCTATTATATTCAAACAGTTAAACTATCAAACAGTCAAACATTTAATCATAAATGTTTTAAAAATTAATTTCGTAAGTCTCAATTAATTCATCTTCAGATAATTTCATACTAGGTTTGTATATCTGTTTAAGCTTATCATTTAAATTATGTAATTCTCCAATTGGTACCTTCTTTAATTCAGTACGTAATACTTTATTATTACTATCTCTCTTTATTTTAATAATATTTGCTTCAGCGGGTGGTGCTCCTGCAACTACTGGACTTACAGTATCTTTAAATACAACTACGTCAAAATCTACACCATCTAAAGTATGTGCAATTAGACTTCCTGCTTTAAAATCTGTATTTCCTCTAACTAATACTCCAGTTGTATCATTCATTTCAATTTTAGTTAATAATGTACCAACTCTATTATGTAAAAATTCACCATAGTTTTCAAGAATATTATTTATATCATTTGGTTTTGAACCAATTGATTTTATCAATGATAATACTATTGCATCCGGAGGTATTCCTCCATAATTTGTATCTGCAAATTGTTTAAATTCATTCTGACTAAATACCTTATCTTTAAATAATTCTGCATTTCTTCTAATTATTTCTCCTTTTAAGAAAGGAGAATTATCATAAAATTCAGCCATCATAATCTTGTGTCTAAAATCTTCATCTTCTAAATTTTTTATACCACCCATTCCAGTTCCTGTGATTCTAACAGGACTAGTACTACCAGATATTGCATTTATTGAACCAGCAACTGCAATTCCAGTTGCAGTAATATTTGGTGGTAAAGCAGGAGGTGCTGGAGGAGGTGGGCCTCCAACTGGTTCTAATGGAGCCGCAGCTGCAGCATCTTGACCAGATTTTAATATATTAGAATATGATGCTCCTTGTAATGCAGATAAAGCGGATGCGGATGCAGCTGCAATAATTTTATGCCTATATTGGACAAATGGACCTGGTACTGCACCTGGTAATGCAGGAGGTACAAGATATCCCATTAATAATTGATATTGATTACCTATTTCAGTAAGTAATCGAGTTAGTATTGGTGAAATTGCCGGAGCTGGTGCAACTGCTGCAGGAATAATACGTGCTGGAGTTCCAGTCATAATATTTCCTAGTTCAGTAATAGTTAAATTACCTGCTTGATTTAATTTAATTAATTCAACTACTTCACCGCTTAATCCAACAATAATTGAGATAAATCGGCATATAGCTATATTAGTCGCTATAGGAGGTGGTGGAAGAATAGATGGTAATATAGTTCTAATATATCTCAATACAGAATCGACTGATGCAGTTATACCAGTAAATAAATTAGTATTATTAATAAAAGGGCGAGGAGGTATTGCAGCACCATCACCAGGTACTGTAAATCGATCTCTAGATCTACTTATAATTAAATCAATAATTTTTTCTACAATTACATTGTCTCCACCAGTAGTAATTACTGTAGATGAGATAATAATTGTTGATAATAAATCCTTAAGTACAGGTGAAGATCCCTTTAACTTATTTATAATTTCTTTAAATAAATTCTTATTTTCTACACTATAAGATTTAGTATCTATAAATTCAAAACAAATTTCAATAGTTCTGTCTAATGGTTCAACTACTCTAGTATTTAATGCTTCATAAACTTCTGTTAATGTTATAAAAATTTCAATAAATGATACATTATTTCTATTTAATTGAGAAACTAATAATGCAATCTCTTTGATTTTATTTGCTTCATGTCTAGGGGGAAATCCTGCAACTGGAATTACGATACTATTTGGTGAAGGAAGTCTAGGAATAGGTATTGGTACAATAGCTGGTGGTAATGCTCCTAAAGGACCCATTGGAGCGGGACCAATTATTCTTCTTACTTCTCCATCAGTTTCATTAACTATTTTTTCTCTTAGTTCTCTAGGTATTTCTGGTCTTACAGCAGGTGCTGCAGGTACTATACCTTTATTATATTTACCAACAATATTATTAATTAATGTACCACCAACATCTAAATCCTTAAAGTTACTATCAATTAATACAATAGCTCCATAATTAGGAACATAAAATTCAATACCATTTATAATATATTTCCAATATCCAATATTATTATTATCAAAATTAGTTTCTTTAATATATACATAATTTTCTAAATTAAAATTCCATATGCATATACCTTTCTTATGTAAGATATATAATGCTTGATGTAATTGGAATAATACTGATCTCCATACTTCAGTGTCATGATATCCGGTTGAAACCATACGTAAGATAGATACATTAACTCCATTTTGTTCATATTTACGAGAAGCCCATTCTTTAATATTTTGTGTTGGTGCTTCAGTTAATGCAATTAAACATGCATTTGAATAATTCATATAATGTGCTTCAGATTGCATCTTATCATTAATAAAATCATCAAATGTACGGAATTTAGCTCCTTTAACATTAGCCAAAGAAATTACGGCTCCATTAACTGTTAAACCAGTTATACCCGGATGTGTCATTACAGGTGTTTCGTATTTCATCTTCTCTCCTTTATATTTTTCTTCTAACATTTTACGAACTTTATCATAAAATCCTGGCATATTTAATATCTTTTTATTTACATATTCATTATAAATCTTATGATATTTATCCATTTGAGGATCTGCTCTAGTATCTTTTTCTTTTCTATATTTAACAAAATCTATTAATGTTCGAGGATGTAAAAAATATGAAATTAATGTTACAAAATTTGGCGATACATTCATTTTCACAATTTCTTCACGAATATATTCATAATATGTAATTTCTCTCCATGCCTCAAAGAATTTTCTAAATGGTTCGCCCACCATGTTAATAACTGATTCACCCTCTAATAATTGATATATTCTTACATTGATACCTATATTATCATTTGAACACATAATTTGTGTCTTAGCGTTAACTTTGATTGGATAACATGATTTATAAACTAATAATCTATCGGGTAATCCAGTGTAAGGATTGTTTGTCATTCTATTATAATTATATGGATTTACTCCAATAATCTTTAGATGACTTAATAATGCATTTATTTCTGGTTTTCTTCTTGAGTCAAAACCAATTTCTTCACCATCTCCACTTCTTATTAAAACTGTTCTCAAATAATTTAATACTAATAATCGTTCAGATAAACTATTAAAAGTATTCTTTGCAATTGCAATTTTTGTAGGTAGTACATCTTCATATATTTCACCTAGTCTCTGTACATCTGAACCACCAAATGTTATATTATATTTTTGAACAATTGGTGGTACAGCGGGATGCCATAAATATGGGTTTCCTTGTGTATTTGGTGCATATGGATTCATCATAGGTACATAATAGGTTGGATTAAAAGTTTGTTGTACTTTTTGTGGAAGTGGATTTGGTTGTGGTATATTTAATTGTAAAGATGTACCTTGAAAATTTGAAGCTGGAGGAGGTATATATGCTTGTGTTGTACCATTTAAAGCATCTTGTGATCCCTGTTGTGATCCCTGTTGTGATCCCTGTTGTGGCCCTTGTTGTGGAATGCTATAACTTAATGGCATCCCACTTGCTTTTTTATCTTCCATATATTGTTTATTTTTTAATTGTGCTTCATTTGTAGATTGATAAGGATTTGAATAAGGTTCAATATATTTTGGTATTACACGTAATCCTCCAGTTTGGTTTGATTTTTTCTCGTAGTTTAGTGACTCAACTTTTAGGTCATTCAAGTTTTTTGATTGGCTGGATTCAAAAAAAAAATTTCTATTTTGGCCACCTTGCATCATAGGTTCACCATCTTGCATTATTGGTTCACCGCCTTGCATCATAGGTCCACCTTGCATCATAGGTCCACCTTGCATCATAGGTCCACCTTGCATCATAGGTCCACCTTGCATCATAGGCCCACCTTGCATACCAGGCATCATACCAGGCATCATACCAGGCCCTCCTTGTTGGTTAAAATTGACTTCCATTGGATCTCCAGACATCATAGGACCTCCTTGCATTTTAGGACCACCCTGCATTCCATGCATCATTCCAGGCATCATTCCAGGCATCATTCCGGGCATCATTCCAGGTCCTCCTTGCATACCGGGACCGCCTTGTTGATTAAAATTAACTTCCATAGGTCCACCTTGCATAGAAGGTTCTTGCATTCTGGGTCCAGATTGCATTGCAGGATCATTCATTCCAGGCATCATTCCAGGCATCATTCCAGGCATCATTCCAGGCATCATTCCAGGCATCATTCCAGGCATCATAGAACCACGACTTATACCTGAACGGCTTTGTACATTTGGATCAACCATTGGCAACTTTGATGACATATTTAAATCGGATTCAGTTGCACCTAAGGCACTAAATAATTTATTTGTTTTGGGTTTGTTCATTTGCATTTGTTGCATTTGAGGATCGTTGACGGAACCTAAAATTGAAGACATTTTAGAGTTTCTAGACATTTGACTATATTCAGACATTTCATTAGAACGAGACATTCTGTCATCAGAACGTTGTTTTACATATTCGCCTGATCTTATAGATCTCTTTTGATGTTTTTTTTCATCTGTATCTTCATCAACAGATACATCCGATGACATATCATTTAACATTTCATGTTTCTTAGATTCATTATGTTTTTTAGGGGTATCATAAGATGATATGGATTCTTCATGTTTTTCTTGACGATGTTTCTCTACATTATGTTTTTTAGGTTTTCCTTCAGTTACATCTTCACTTTCACGCATAGAATCTTCATCACTATCTTCGGATCTTTTGTTTTCTTCAGTTAATGAATCAAGATCATCATCATCATCATTATCAACATCAGGTGTTTCTCTTCTTTGTTTTCTATTATTTTTCTTTCCTTTTGGTTTAGTTGGTTTTTTTGCTCCACCACTCATTCCATTTATAGATCTTTCAACAGAGACTTCAGTTGACATATCATCCATATTCATTTTATATATAGATCTAGTTAATCCATCAACCGAAACTTCAGTTGACATATCATTTAAACCTCCTTTACGTCTTTCTCTTTTCATTTGAGGAGAATCGTATGAAACTTCAGATAGATCGGATTTAGATCTAAATGAATTAAAACGTGAGTTTCCAAAAATTAGTTTTTTTGAATTATCCAAATTACTCATTATATCTTTAATAAATATTTTTATTTCATTTGATATTTTATTAATTTTTACCAATGAATCTAAAAATGTTTTTATATCATAAGTATTATCAACTATTTTTAATGAATCTATAATACTTTCATTATTAATTGAAGTATCAACTATAGTTGCTTCATCAAAATTTGTTATCTTTATTTCGATTCCTATATTTGGAATCTTAAATTTATAACCATCTAATTCATATTCATATGATGAATCTGTTTTTTCTTTTAAATAACAATACACATTTTTTAAATCTAAATTATTATGTCTAAAAGTAGGATATTTTTCTTGTATGGTTGCAAGTGTATGTAATACTTGAAATAATATGACCACTATATCGTTATCATTAAACCCAATAAGAGGATCATCTTTACTATTAAGAATATTAAATAAGGAATCCATTCTAAAAAAATGTTCTCTTATTTCAACACTAATTATATGTTTCTTGCTAAATATATCTAATACATTTGAATCACTTGTATATTTTTCAATAAATCTTAGAACTTCATTAGTTTTTACATCAAAGTTAAATATGTTCATTAATATATGTTTTGTCTTCTTATTAATTACTAGACCACTTAATAGATATGTAACTACTTTATTCATATTATCTACATTATATAGGTTATCTGGTTCATCAGAAACTTTTAATACAATATCCACATTGTGATCCAAATCGTTTGTCTTAAATATAAATTTTTTCAATACTCGTGAAACAAATGTAACATCACGGTTAAATACATTATTTATTAAATTGCGTAATTTTTCATCATTATAATTCTTTTTTATATTTTCATCTGTAATATCTGAAATTTTAATATCTTCAATCATTACTTTACGTTCACTCTTTTTATTGTATAAAACATCAAATAATAAGTTAGTTAAATAATTAATATCATCATATTTTTCAACATCAATGTTATTCATTTTAAAATGTTATAATATAATAAATTATATTATAAATATTTTAATAATTATAAATAAATTTTTAAGCCTCATATACTTTTAATACTCTTGCAGATGGTTCCTTAATATTACCCGACCAGTTAGGAAGCCAAAAATGAGGAATTACATTCTCTCTATTTGGATAATAATATTCATAAATCTTTCTATAATAATATGATTCCTTTGATACAGGTTTCATAATTGTATAAGAAGAATCATTATATTCTTTATCAGAAATAAATGTTTCTACATCATCTTGAATAATTTCATACCAAGACTTTACATGTTTTGAGACACCATCACTAAATGCCTCTTTGGCACGCCATAGAACTTCTTTGCATAATAGATCCGGTAGTACTACTTCAAATGCTTTTCTAATTAAATATTTTTCAGTTCCTTTAAACGGCATCTTTAGTACTGGAGGAAGTCTCATATAATAATCAAAAAATTCAACATCTAAGAATGGAACTCTTGCTTCCAATCCATTATAGGATAGAGCACGATCCACTCTCAGCCCATCATATAAATGGATTTCACTTACTAGTTTTTCAGTTTCTCTTTGAGCTTCTTCTGCATTTGGTGCACTTTTAAAATATTGATACCCCATTTCAATTTCATCTGCACCATCACCATTTAGAATTACTTTAACATCAGTTGTTTCAGCAATCTTTTTAGCTAATAGATACTGCCAAGTAGATGCTCTTACTGTTGTAATATCATATGTTTCAATTGCTTTGATTACTTCAGGAATAACCGAGAGTGCTTCACTAAAACTAATATCAAAAATATGATGTTCGATATTTGTATTAATGTTTTTCTTAATATGATTAAATACTAATTGAGCATTTACTACATCTGGAGAATCAGTATTACCAATACTAAAGAATGAGACCATCTTAGTTCTATCGATTGTTACCATATGTTTTGCTAGTAGACAAGCTACTAATGAACTATCTAATCCACCAGAAAGTAAACATCCAATTGGTCTATCAGATTGAATACGCTTTTTTACTGCATTTGATAATCTTGAAACAATACCTTCATAAATGTTTTCAATACTGTCTACAATCGGCGTCTTATATACAAATTCATAATATGGATAATATTTAGAATTATATTGTTTCTCAACTTGAATACCGTTTGTAAACTTTTCAATATATGATAGTTTAAATATGTAACCTGGTTTAAATCTTTCAATAGTATCACAACATGCTAGTCCCTTTAATTCAGAACTAAAAAATAGATCAGTATTTTCATATGCATATTTTTTGTAGCCAAAGAATAAGGGGCGAACAGATGTAGGATCTGTCGCTGCAAATACTTTAATTTGTCTTGTTTCAATATTACGATGATAGATTACAAATGCAAATTCACCATCTAGCAAACTTACAACTTTATCAATATCCATATATTTCTTATAAAGTTCAATAATTACTTCACAATCTGAATGAGATTTTGGTTTCAAATCATGATCCTTTATTAGTTTTTTATAATTGTAAATTTCTCCATTACATAGTACAACTATCTCATCATGTGATGTAAAATGCTCAAATGGTTGATTTCCATTCATTGATGTATCCATAATTGCAAGACGATGAAATCCCGCAATTGCATGAATTGAGTTATCATGTAAAATATTTTTAATTGTTGAAAAATCTGGTCCTCGGTTTTTAATTTTATTAAAACTATAAACGTAATTATTGTACATTTCTTTGGTTAATTTTGATTGGGTTCTTTTTAAGTAAAACCAAATACCACACATAGTTATTATATATATAAATTAATACTTATTTATATAAGAAATATAAATCAATTTTTTAAGACAGTTAATATTTTACAAAATCCTGTTTGTATTTCCAACATGCCTCTTGAGTAAAATACTTGTAGGGGTCTGTCCAGAATATATGATCTTCATTTAATCCAAGTGGTAAGAATCCTAATACTGTTAAATAACAACTTCCATTATTTGAATAATAATCACTTATACTTTCTTGTTGAGCATTAAATCCTAATGCTAAAAATCCATCTTTATTAAAAATATCTTTACTAGATATTTTAGTTAATACCTTTGTTAAAGCATTTCTTAATTGTCCATAAGAATGTCTTTCTGATATAGTCTCATTATAAATACAATATGATACTAAATGAAATGATGCAAATCGATAAATAACACTTCTTCCTAATGGAGGATACGTTCCATCATGACTAATAATTCTTTCAAGAAATTCACTATATTTTTTACATTTAGATATTGCATCATTTGTTATATTATTTGTTATATTATTTGTTGTATCATTTTCTTTTTTAGAATAAAATATTTTTAAGATTTCTATAAAGAATGGCTGAATAACATATGAATTATAATAATCCATCTTAAATTTACGAGTACCGTCAAAATAAAAACCATCTCCACAATACCATTCACCTACTGAAGATATCATATTTTTAATCAACTGAATATTATAATCAATATTAATTGATTTAAAAAAAGCTTCAATAATACCATGAAATAAATACCAATTACATTCTTTATGATATGTTCTAATCATTAATCTCACTTTTCTAAATAAACGAATCATATTATTTTGAATTTTTTCATTAAGCATATTCCAAATTTTATTCTTACTAATTATAAATCCATAACAAATATAAGAACATTCAACAATTGATTGTTCTACCGAAAATAAACCAAAACTTTCATCAAAATATGGTATTGTATTTTCAAAACATTTTTTAACATATTCTAATATTATTTGTTGTTTTTTAAATTCATTTTCATCATTTATTTTTTCTAGAGCAATCCATGGACTGATTCCTGCAAAAGTTCTAGCAAAACATTCAAGATATCCCATATTAGGATTTCTATCAGGAGTTTCAATTGGACTTCTTTGTAAAATAAATTTATTAAACTCTAATTTACTCATACATGATAATGGTAATTCTACAATATCTATCATGTTGTCCAACCATAGTTTACGATCTAGTATACTTTCAGTCATTAATCTTATATAAGAATTTATAATAATAAATTTTTATATATAAAAAAACACTATTACTTCAATGCTTTCACTTCATTCACATCAATTAATTCCTTTATAAAATTAAATATCAGTGCCTCTAACTGTATCATTAATCTTTTACCAATTATATTTCTATAATCATATTTTCTAAATAATCGACTAATTAATATTTCATGTCCACCAATACCCTTATTTAATTCAAAGAATAATTCATTCATTATACTATTTTCATCAATATTTGTAATATAAACTTCATATATTAAATGTCTAATCTCCATTAATTCTGCATGTTCTACATTTTTATTCTTTATAATTCTTAATATAATTTCAACCACCTTTTTTATATTATTTTCCCAATATACAAGTTCTAAATTTAAACCCATATATTTATTTTCAAGCATCCATAAAGCTAATTTTGGATTTCTTTGACATTTTTGAATTATATCAGAATAATCATTTCTTGATAATAATTTATTTTCTCTAGCAGATACATTTAATAATAATTTATATAT